ATTCTTATCTTACATTGATAGGTACATTACAGGAGAAAGAAAGGATCTTTTAAAAAATCTATATGTAGAGCATACAGAGCGTATCATGCTAATGCCAGCAGCAAGTGTGGATCATCATCACAACACTTTTCCAGGTGGATATGTAGATCACGTTATGCGAGTTATTGATTGCGCATTAAAGTTAAAAGACTTATGGGCTGAAACTGGAGCTTTCATTAACTATACTGACGAAGAGTTGGTATTTGCAGCAATAAATCATGATCTTGGTAAAATAGGATCTGAAGAAGCAGAGCAATACCTACACAATGACTCAGAATGGCATAGAAAAAATCAAGGTAAGATTTACAAACACAATCCTGAAAACCCCTTTCTTACAGTACCTGATAGAGGATTGTTTTTATTACAGCAAAGAGGTATTAAAGTAAGTTTAAACGAATACTTAGGTATTAAACTGCACGATGGATTATATGAAGAAGCTAACAAGTCTTATTACATATCGTATGCTAAAGAATCAAAACTACGTACACATTTACCAATACTACTACATCATGCAGATCATATGGCATCACGTATTGAGTTTGAGAAGTGGGACAAATTACAAAATAATGATTCAATAACAAAAGAAAAAAGAAAACCAAACGTTCCAACTAGTATGAGTGAAACACAAAAGGATGATTTAATGAACGTGTTTAACACTTTATTCAAATAATTATGATAGTATTAGTTGTTATTTTAATCGTACTTGTCGCATTACTGGGGTATTTGCTGTATATTAATTATAAGAGAGCAGAGATAGCAACCAAGTATTGTGAAGCTTATGTTCAATTTATATCAACACTTTATTATAGGTTTACACAAACTAGAGATAGAATGAAAGAGATTGATAGAATTGGTTCATTTAAAGCTGATGATGAAGTTGGAGTTATCTTTACTGATATTGATGAATCAATAGACAATCTTTATGAATTTATTACAAAATATGTCAACGCCAATCAAACCGAAGAAAGTAAGAAAACCAAAGACTAAACGCTTATACTTCGGACCTGAAGTAGATATTAGTATTGTTAAGTATAACACAACAAGTGACTTTGTAGAAAAAAGTACTATATATCAAAAAGAAATTAAACCAGCCTTTGAAAAGCTAGTTGAAAACATTATACACACGTTCAAATTTTATTACACTGACGGCCAAACATTGCAACAAATGCAACATGAGGTTGTCAGTTTCCTCGTTGAAAAACTTCCTAAATTTAAAGCTCCAAACGGAAAAGCTTTTAGTTACTTTAGTATTGTAGCAAAGAACTATTGCATACTAAGAAACAAAAACAATTACAAAAAACTTACGTCTCACAACAGAATTGATGTGCTAAAAGATTCTGAACTGGAGCATATTCCTGATGAGCAGGACTTAGAACACAACACGTCAGACTTCATTGACAAGTTTGTTTTATACTGGGATAATCATTTAGATGCTACTTTTACTAAAAAAGGAGATAGATTATTAGCAGCTGCTGTTATAGAGCTTTTCAGAAAAAGAGAGCGTATAGAATTGTTTAATAAAAAAGCATTATACATTTACATTAGAGAAATGTCAAATGCAAGTACACAGCAAATAACAAAGATGGTTAAAACTATGAAAGATAAATATACAAGCATGTATATGGATTACTTACATCATGGTTACATACTTAAAAATAAAAAGTACTAATGTTAGTCGTGCTTTCAAGAGACGGATTGCAGTTACTGTTACAAGAAGAACTTAAATGTTGGGAATGTGTTAGTGGTGGTCCAAACATAAACGCGTTTGACTTTGATCCAAAAGAAACTGATCCAAAGCTATTAAAAGAACTTGGATACTATGAGGATCGTGAATCTTGGATAGCTGGTGTAAGGATAAAAAGACTTAGAGAGTACTTAGAAGATTTGGAAAAATTACCTATTTATAAGGGTAAGTAGTTATTTAAAAGTAACCCTATTTATTAGAAAATTAATATGGATAAAGATACCCCATTATTTGATGATAAAACATTTAGTGATTTGCTTAGAGATGTGTACAGTAACACAAAGAAAAAAGAAACACAAATCAACACACTAATTGATCAACTCAAGCCGTTAATAAGAAACATGACGGATGCTTCTTTAATGGTTCCTTTAATAAAAGAATACCTAGAAATATCAGTTAAAAATGACGATAACTTGGTTAGGTTAACTGCAATAGTTCAAAGATTACTGGTAGTTAGCAATAAAGATAAAACAGACGAACTAGGTTTATCTGATGCTGAACGCACACAATTGTTACAAGAAGCACAAACAATCTTAGACGTTAGTAAATAATGGAAGGTTCTTTAGTAAATTATAGTCATAAAAATACTACTAGAAACATCACCAACAGTGGTCCAGGAAAAGGTGCAGGAAATAGTAGCAATAGTGTAGCATACGTTGTATCAGTAGATCGTTTTGGTATAATAACATATAGAATAGATTCAAACAACGAAGTAGATACCACTACTCGTACTTGCGGACCGTTGGATAGATCAATAACAAAGTATCCAATGGCAAATGAGATAGTTAGGCTAGAACTAATTAAGGGCACTAACTACTATACTGACGTTATAGGAGTTTTGGACAACCCAACATACAATCAGTATGTAATGTCAAAAGATGCAGTAACAAGTGATATTAATAAGGTCCAACAAGCTGATAGTCAACCAAAAATATATAAACAATTAGCACCATTTGAAGGAGACTTTATTCTACAAGGACGCTTTGGTACCAGTATTAGATTTGGTTCTACTCAATTAAATACAACAACACCAAACGGATTTACATGGTCAGATCCAAAAGGATCGTCAGGAGTATCTGGAGATGGTATAATTGTAATAAGAGCAGATAGAGAGTATACAACAGACGATACTGATAGTTTTACACAAGAGCATATTGATTTTGATGATTCGTCAATATATATAGCAACTTCGCAAAAAATTCCAATAACATTAGCAACAACAGTAGATGTACTCAAAACATGGAGCTATACAACAGCAGATCCAGAAAACTCTACAGAATACGATGAGGAGAACTTGCGGAATACTTTGGTATTTGATAGGAAGACAAATGTATATGATGATGAAGGAAATTTAGTACCAAATCAAGAAGATTTAGCGGGGTATGATTTTAAACCTGAATCTGTTGAAGGAGATACAAGTTTAAAAAACAATCCAGAAAAAGTACAAATAAAAAGATCAATACTTGATATTGATAACGATGTTAACAAATACACAGCTGGAAGTCAAATAGTAATTAACTCTGATCGTATAATACTAAACAGTAGAGATAATTACTTACTATTATTTGGTAGTGAAGGGGTGTCAATATCATCACCAAGAAGTGTAAATATAGATGCAAAAGAAGACATACATATATATAGTGATGATCGCCTACTTTTAGGATTACCAGGTAGAGGTTTGGATTTAGCTAGTGGTGGTGGTATAACAAAAGCACCATCTAATAAAGCACAACCAACAATTGATCAAGACTACGAACCATTAGTGTTAGGCCAGAAATTAGCAGATCTGCTTGAGGACTTAATAGAGACAATAGCTAATGCCGTATCAATATCACCAACTGGAGATTCTGCATTTAAGGAAGCCGAACGAGCAACCTTTAACCAAATAAAAGCAAGAATACCAGAAATGCTTAGCACTTATGCCTTTGTAGACGGTATTAGTCATGGAGGACCAGATGCAACTGATGAAGCAGAATCATTAGCCGCACCAGCACTTGACACACAAGCAATAGACCCAATAAACCCAACAGGCATATCAACACAACCAATATCAGAAAACGGAACAGAAGCTGGAACAAACATTGAAGAAAGTTGGTTTGATGAGGATGGATCTGATGTAGATCCTAATACTTTTCCACAATACACATAACCTATATTTTATTAAACAACAATTTATATGAGCTCCGAATACCTCAATTTTACTGGAAACTTAGCAACAACAAAAAGCAACTTAGTAACACAAGGGGCAGTTGTTATAGTTAAGGAAGTAAATGAAGCAATAAAACAACTTGCAAGAGCCTATAACAATAAGACTAGTAAAATTTTTACTTTGGTAGAAAGCTATAAAAATGAATACGACATATTTGATGAATTAATACCAAGAGTAAAGCATCTATCTTATCAAAACGCTTATGGTGCATGGCCGCAAGACAAAGCTGTAAACTTAATAGAATATGATTCAGCTGACGATACAACTGTCTATGAGGACGCTAAAACAGCTATAAACTCAACACCATATAATAAATTTAAACCACCACTAATACAACCCCAAATTACAAAAGGATTTCCAAACATAGCATTATATAGAGAAATACCACAAAAATTTACTTATGTGAGACAAACGGGTAGGTATGTAAAAGTAACATCTCAAACAGTTTCTGCAGACCTTGATTGGTTTATTACTAATGCTTGTCTATATGGTTTTGTTGTCTATGGTAATGATGCTTTATATTATGTTGGTAGAAGTTATCTTGAGAGTATTGTTGATGATCAAGAAGTACATACAAAAGTATTGTATGCATTTATACCTGACAAAGCAGTAGCACTTCCTCCACCACCACCCCCTCCTCCACCACCTGTTGGAAACACTGGAGGTACTGGAACTGGTGGAACTGGAACTGGAGGTACTGGAACTGGTGGAACTGGAACCGCAGGAGCTGGAGCAGCAGCAACATATAAGATAACACCAACTCCAAAAACAGTAACTAAAACTAGTTACACCAATAACACCCCTACAACAGGCAAAACTTTCCATATGCAAACAATCCAAACATATCAGCTTTAAGAAATCAAATAGTAAAACTAGCATTAGAGTGTTATGCACCAAAACCACAACATCTAATACCTTTTATAAGTGGATTTGTAGACAACAACACCAAAGATCCTGGCACTAATAGTGCTCCAAACACTTTCTTTGAAAAGCTATTAAAAAATGTTTACTTTAGTAGAACACCATACATTTATAGCTCCTTACTTCCAGGTAGCTATGCACCATGGAACGGAAACCATGCAAACCCAATAATATACATTAACGTTAAAAAGACAACTGGCCAGCCCTCCGCTGCAACAGTTGTAGAAATTAATAGCAATACTTTAGATACTAGTTGGTGCGGACGAGCGCTAAAAGACGCAGAAGGGCCACAGTATGTAAAACACGCTAAGGCCAACAACTATCCAAACCTATATCAACTAGCTAAGGTAGGTGACGTTGTAAAATTAGCTGGTGCAAATCATTACTGTAATTTTACCACTAATGCTTTTTGGCTTGGAGGATATCAAAGACACATAAATAATCCTAACTTTGGCTTTAAATCGTTTCAAAAAGATATTTTAGGTTTTGATCTTACCACACAAACATGGGCCACAGGCAACAACGCTTTAGCAGCTGGATATGCAATAACATACTCAGACGATAAGCATTTTGCCAAATACAAGAATAAAAAAAAACCCATTGACCTTCTTGCTCACTTAGAACCAGGAGATATGGTAATAGTAGGAGCAGATGGTGGTCATATTGTAATGTGCGTAGGAGTAGCGTCAGATGGAAGTGGTTTTGATTATGTAGCTGGTAACGAAGGTGGTTCTTTTGGTAATTGCCTTAACAAAGGTTCATTAAAGACATACCATCCTAAAAAAGGTTATCTACAAATACAGGTTATTGTAAAACTACCAAATAAAATTACTCCAAACGATCCTAAAAACAAACCATTTATTTTTTAACGCAATCATGCCATACAACTTCACAGCAACTTTCACACAACCAATACTATTAAAACTAGATAATGGACTTATTGGAGGAGCTGACGATTGGGCAAAAACAATTACCAAAGCTTACATTAACACAGTAACTTCTGGACTTCCAGTAGGAGTTCCACCAGTACTGCCAGCACCAGGATTAAACCCAACAGCACCACCACCATTTAGCATAGGCGTATCTGGAATATCTAAAGCATCAGCACAAAGTAGAGAAAAAGCAATGTACACAGTGATTCATAGTTACTATTTTGCAAAAGAACTAGGCTTAAATAAAGCTTCTATTGATGCTCTACTGCTAACAGCAAAACGAATAGTGTTAAAAATAAAAAATACACAAAAACAAGTTAAAACTACTATAGAACAAATAAAAATAATAAAAGAAGAGTTAAAGCAGTTACCAAAATTACTAGAAGAAATAATAGATGCAATAAAAGACACAATACAAGAACAAACTTTTAATGTTGGTACCATAGAGACAACGTTTGACAGTGCAAAACTAGAACTTGGCCCAGAAACCTTTGCGTCAGTGTTTAGTAAAGAGTTAGAATTTATTAATGCTATTAAAAACTTTAACCCAACAAATGTTGCTGGTATTAAGGCTATAGCAATGTTTGTTGCTGAACAAGGCACACAATTGCAAACAAACATGGGAGATGCTAAAACCAAACAACTAAAAGATTATGTAATATCAAAGCTAATAGGAATTGCAAAAGAGTTTTTGACATTAGCAAATGGGATACTAAATCCAGCTCAATTAATAAGCTATGTCAAAAACTTAGCACCAGTAAGGCCTAAGATGAGAGTCGTTCTTGACAAACTTAAAAGATTTACAATATTGGCAACACTACTAAAACCACAACTTAAAAAATTAGAAAAGAAAAAAGATGCACTATTAAAGCAGATTAAGATAAAGCTACAGCAGAAGATAGTAGCTATACAAGAAAAGATTAAAAAAAGAATTGCAGAACACGCAGCAAAAAAGAAGAAAAACAAATCAGATGAATTGTATAAAAAAGCAGCTGAAGCCAAAGCAAAAAAAGCAAAAGAAAAAGCTATAAAGATAAAAAGAACCAAAAAAAAAATAAAACTATATATTAAAGCAACCAAATCAGTAGCCACAATAGTTGGAAAAGTCACAAATTTAATAACTAGTTTAGATGATGAGTTTAAGGCAATAAAACAAGAAATAGAAAAAGCAGTAGCTACTGCTCAACAAGCTATAACAGGTACAACATCTTTAGTTAGTTCGGAAATAGAATCAGGAAAAGCAAAAGACTATGCATCAGGCATAGGATTAAAACAATTTGCAGATCAAATGGTTTTAATAATAACGCAGACAAAATGTGACATACAAACCTTTAAAACTTTTTTTGAACGAAGCAGCTCAAGAATAACAGCCTATGCCAACGAATACGACTCAATAGTTGAAGAAGTGGATACATTAGTGTAAACTGTAAAAAGCATTCAACAATTAAATAAAGAAGCAAAAGCAGAAAAAGAAGGTTTGCCAGCACCACCAAAACTAGTAATAATTGCAAAAAAAAGAAAATCTTTAAAAAATTTAATACAAAGCATACTGAATAAATTAAAGCCTAGAATTCAAAAAATAGGTAAAGCAATTTTGGATAAAATTAAACAATTAGGTGTAAGTATTAAAAATAAAGCAAAAAAATCAGCTGAACAAGAGGCGGCAGCTGCAGAAAAATCAATACCAACTAACAGTAGTATAGAAGATAAAAAAAAGAAAAAAGAGGCTGCTGAAGCTAAAAAGAAAAAAACGGAAGAAAGAAAAAAGCAAATACAACGTCAAATATTATTAGGATCGTATGTGTTTAAAATGGCAAAAAATGCAACTACTGTGGTAAAAAACATTAATGCAAGTAAGTATAGATTAAGCGATAACGAAATACCTATAAATGGTTTTTTAGATGGATATTATCTGTATCAAAAGTATGAACAACCGCGAACAAGAGTACAAGAATTAAACAAAGAAAAAATATTGTTTAAAGAAAGGTTTCAATCTTTAAAATTAATAGAAGCATTAACATATGGTTTAATAGAAACTATAAAAGACATACGTGAAACTGATTTTGCTAAAGATTTTAAATCAATAATACAAAGCACACCAAAATCAACCACACTTGAATTAATAGGAAAGCTAATAGACAATCCACCAAAAACGCCAAAACAAGTAGAAGAAGTTCTGCAGGCATTGAGTGGTGGTGTATTGCAAGACATGTCAGTAGCAAACAATATACTGGCATTAGAGAGAAAATATCTTAGTAGAAGTAGAGAAGTTATAAAAACACTATGTGATGTAAAACAAATAACAAACATTAACATACGAGCAGGATTACAAAAAATAGAAAAAACACTCACAAAAAATCAATCATTCATACTATTGGTATTTAACATGCTAAAAAAAGAACTTATTGCTTTTAAAAATTTTTTAGCTAAAAAAATACAAGGTATAATTGCAAAAATAAAAGCTTATTTAGCTAAAAAAGCAGAAAAAAAGAAAAAGCAATCTGAAGAAGAAGCAATTAAATCAGCTAAAAAATCCACAAACTTAGATGCAAAAATCATGAGTGTTGTTTTTGGATTAGCAACTAAAGTGTTTTGGACAGGTGTTACTTGGGTAGGGCCTACTAGTAGCAATCACGTAGCACTAACAATAGGACCCTTTAAAGCAATAAAAGCCAAAATGGAAGATGGTGCATCAGGAATGATAGCTGAAATGGCAAGCAGTTTTGAAAAACAATTAGCTGCAATGTCGGGATTAGTCATACCTCCATCAGCAACTTCAATACCACCACTATCTTTTAATGGCTACAAATAAAAAACACAACTATTTATATACAAAACAAACATGAAAGGATCAGAATTTATAAATCTAATGCGAAAAGTAATTCGCGAAGAAGTAAGAACTGTCGTAAGAGAAGAGTTAAAAGCAATTAAGCCTCTACTCATGGAAAAACAACAACCAACAGTTACAAAAAAACCAACAACACAAATTGTAAGACCACAAAGAACACAACCTCTTGTACAATTTGAAGGACCATTAAAGTCTATATTAGAAGAAACTGCACGAAGCATGCAATCTGCACCATCTGAAGAAGAGGAAGAATGGCCAGAAATGAATATGGGGATGATGACATCAAATGATGTACCAACTTCTATGGGACACACTAATATGAGAGCAGCAATGAGTGGTGATCCAACAGCAGCATTTATGAAAGACTATTCTAAAGTTTTAAAAACAGCTGAACAAATAGCAAACAATAATTATAGATCATAGTGGCAGCTGAAATTAAAATAAACCCAATTGACTTGAATCCGGATATGGCTATAGGTATGGCTATACCAATAATGCAAGGAGCTGGTGCTATATTTAATATGAATTATTTGTCAATTGATCAAGCTTATGCAAATGCTAAGAATTTATTGTTAACTGAAAGAGGTGAAAGAATAATGCATCCTGATTTTGGTTGTAATTTGAGAAGCCTATTGTTTGAAAATATAACTAATGTATTGCAAACTGAAGCGGAAGAGAGTATTAATGAAAGTTTTAGCTACTGGCTTCCTTACATTTTTATTAACAATCTTGATATCATAACACAGCCAGATACAAACACAATAAGAATAAACATGGTAATTAGCTTGCAAAACAACACACTAGACACTAGATCTATAAATATGACATTAAATACACAATAAAAATGGCAACATCAAAAGACATAAAATATTTAGGTAGGGATTTTGATTCTTTAAAAGAGGGTCTTACTAATTTTGCTAAAATATATTACCCAAATACGTATAATGATTTTAATGAAGCATCGCCAGGAATGATGTTTATTGAGATGGCAGCTTATGTAGGTGATGTTTTAAACTACTATATAGACTCCCAGTTAAAAGAGTCACTAATACTGCAATCAACCGAAAAAAATAACGTAATGTTGATGGCAGCTGCAATGGGATATAAACCTAAAATAAGTGTTCCAGCAATAGTTGAGTTAGATATATTTCAACTACTACCAGCTTCAGGTAGTGGAGTTAGCTCCTCAGCAGATTTAAACTATGCATTAAAGATTGAAGCTGGTATGAAGGTGAGAAGCTCAACGTCAAACGTAGAGTTTATTATACAAGAAGATGTTAACTTTAAGTTAAATACCACATATGAGCCGGTAGAAATATCAATATATAGTTTAGATGAGTACGGTGCGCCAGTATATTACTTAGCTAAAAAAAGAACTAAAGCAGTATCAGCAGTAGTACAGCAAAGTATTGTGCAAGTAGATAATCCAACTAAATTTTTTAAAACAACACTAACTGCAAACAATATTATAGGTGTACAAGATATAACAGATTCTGATGGTAATACATGGTACGAGGTACCTTATTTAGCACAAGATACTATATTTGAACAAGTACAAAATACAGCATTTAACGATCCAGACGCAGCAGTATATAGTGCAGAAACACCTTACTTACTTAAACTAAAACGAGTTCCAAGAAGATTTATAACTAGAGCAATTGGTACAGAATTAGAAATACAATTTGGTGCCGGGATTAGTTCATCACCAGATGAAGAATTGTTAGCAACACCAGAAAATATTGGACTATCTTTACCAACCGGTAAAATAGACATTGATTTTTCAATAGATCCAACATCACCGGTTTACACATCAACATATGGCATTTCACCATCTAACACAACGCTTACTATAAACTATCTTACTGGTGGAGGTATACAAGCAAATGTGCCAAGCAATACAATAAATGAAATAACAAGCATAAACACAGCAAACACAAACCTACCAGCAAACACACCAACACTTAATACCATAATAACAAATTCCGTTGCAGTAAATAACCCAACTGGAGCAGTAGGAGGTCGAAGTGGAGAAACCATAGACGAAATAAAACAAAATTCTATAGCACAGCTATCGTCACAAAACCGAGCTGTAACTAGAGAAGACTATATTATACGAGCGTACGCAATGCCAAATACACAAGGCAGTGTATCAAAAGTTTATATAAATCCAGATGAACAAAATAGAATAGAAACAGTAGCAACAAGCACAGCAATTGCAAATCCGTTAGCAATGAACATGTATATACTAGGTTATGATAATAATAAAAAGCTAATAAATGCAAACAATGCTGTAAAAAACAATCTAAAAACGTATATTAGTCAGTATAGGATGCTAACTGATAGTATTAACATCAGAGATGCTTACGTAATTAATATTGGTATTGATTTTTATATACTAACAACTCCTAGTAGCAATTCAAATGAAGTGTTATTAAAAGTAATACAATCTGTAAAAGATATGTTTGAAATTGATAAATGGCAAATAAATCAACCAATAATAATAAGCGATATATTTGCATTAATACTATCAACAAGTGGTGTGCAAACGGTATCAAACATAAAAATAACAAACAAGAACAATCAACAGTCTGGGTATAGTAATATAACATACAACATAGAATTAGCAACAAAAAACGGCATTATTTATCCGAGTTTAGATCCATCTATATTTGAAGTAAGATACCCTAACTTAGACATTAAAGGACGTATAACAACATTTTAATTATGATATTAAGATTTTATCCAACTAAAGACACAACAATATATGAACAGTATCCACAAAAGAATACTGGTTTAGATGCTGTGCTAGAAATCAATAAAACAATAATTGATTCTAGTAGTTATAACTCAAGAGTGTTGTTAGATTTCGACTACACAGCAATTTCTCAAAGCATTTCTTCATTAGGATATAATGATAAATTATTTAATTATAGTTTAAAACTATACTTAACCGAAGCAAACGAAATACCTACTGACTACACACTATATTGTTATCCAATAAGCAGTAGTTGGAGTATGGGTGTTGGAAGATATGGTAACTATCCAGAAACAACTACAGGAGCTAGTTGGACATACAAGACATCAGTAGATGATCTAACAAGTGTTTGGCAGACAGGTTCTTTTACAGCAAATGCAACAGCATCTTGGACAACAACTCTTGGAGGTGGTACTTGGTACACAGGAAGTGTAGCATCACAATCTTTTAGCTACACAACTTCAGATATTGAAATTGATGTAACTAGTATTGTTCGACAAATACAATCTAGCTCAATAAGCTTTAAAGGATTTATTTTAAAAAAAAGCCCAACAGACGAATCTTCAACAAAC